TATAGGTTGAATAACTTCAATATCAGTTGAGAGTGTAATCAGTTTATTAGCATTCTCGCCTATGATAAAATCAGCTTTCTTTAATATTATATCTTTCTGAGTTTGTTGAAATTTATAAATTAGCAGACCTGTATACAGACTTATCTGTCTTGAAGCTTCTGAAAATAACTTATGGTCTAAAATATCAGGTTTCTCTCCCTCATATTTCAAATGCTTTTTCTCAAATACATAAAGCCTCTTTCCATGCAATCTTAATTCATCAAAGAGAAATGAAATAGAGAAATTACTAATCGAAACAGAAGTCCCGTATTCTGTAAAATATTTTGAATACTTAGAAGCTAACTTAGAACTCTCTACTTGCTGCTCTGACGGTTTACGATAAGTTCTAATTCCTTTAGCCTGTTGTCTCAAAATGTAGTTCAATTGTCTTGAACTACATTTGACTAAATTAGACGCTGACATCCATGGCATTGTCTTTGTCCTTCAATTCCATACGAATTGAGCTATTAATTCGATTTTTAACAAATCTTCTGTTGGCTTCACGATCTTCCAGCTCAACAATGGGAAAGTCAATTTTAGACTTAGCCCTTTTAATAGCTTCAGAGTCGTTAGGCGCACTAACAATAAACAGATGTTTGCACTCACCCAAAACAGGTTGTCTGTATACTTTCCAATTATGATTACGCTGCATGAGCATATTTTGTGCTACCAAAATAATTTTTGTCGATTACAACAATACTAATTCCATTAATTACAGTAGTGACTGCACTTCTTCTAATGTTATATAGTTGATTTTTGATCAGTGTATAAACACCTCCATGGCCGCTATCTTCATATGTAACAACGCGTGTAGCTTTACCTTCATCTGTCGGAATCCATACATCTTCTACTTTATGAAAAACATGCGGTCTACCAGCTATCTCCCAATTTTGCGCTCCTATTTGAGCCCTGTATTCAAATTATCGAAAACACAAGGGTACGGTGAATCTAATTGAGCAGCAATAATGTCAGCAATATATGTTACCTTTTCTACGATATATGTATATTCACCACAAGTTGATTTACAACCAGTAAAAACATCGTACTCCCTAAAATCGATGTAATGCTCTTCTTCAAAAAATGCTTCCTTCACCGTATTTTCTTGTTTTGTTTCTTCAAAAACAAAACGATACAGTCTATCATTCCGAACAATTCCTTTCATTCGGACCATCTTTTTACCTAATATCACATTTACAATTTTATGCATGTGTTATCCACCATGATTGATTTTTCACGAAGAGCTGTCCAATACAGCTCAGGGTTGATTACATACTCACTAGGGAATAATGTTTGCATTTGATAAAATAGTTTGTAGCACTCTGTACCCCAGGCTGATGTATATTTATAAATTCTAACTACACGAGGGTCGTCCTCATAGTAACCATTTCCTTTAACTATTAAATCCGCTAATTTCTTATCTACAGTACTCATAGTTTCTTCTCCAAGTAGAATCCTTCATTGTCTTGTTTCACAACCAGTTTATCTAGTGTTCTAGCGTCGATTGGAATAAAATTCGAAGCTAGCCATTTATTTGTTGGTAGTCTCTTCTTAACTTGTATCATCCCATATACTACGGAAGACATATTTTTATCTCTATCATACAAAGATCTAGATACATACAATCCGTATCTGGTCTTAACAGACACACACTGAAATTTATCTCCGTATGGCTTTACTTCAATTTTCATAGTTGCAGGACAAGAGTTGCATTTGGAAAATATCTTGCAAGAGATCCACCAGAAATTATATAAGTTTTTAGATTTTGTAAATCAAAACAATGAATTGAATTATCTTCTACATCTCTTTTAGCTACAATAAACAGAAGATTATCAGATGTTGAACTATCTTTCAGAATGAATACGCCTCCTATAGGAATTGTAGATACTTCAATCAGTGATTCGCCAGGTAATTGAATTTTCATTCAACTCTCCTACAATATCGTCAAAAACATGAAGACGTGGTATATCTCGACGCCTTACATAATGAGTACTACCTGTATATTTACCTGTACTTGATTTACAAGGTTCTCCTACTGTTGATTTACACATCTCACAGCGAGTATAAGCTACAGATTTATCTGTCCTGAGATACCTTCCATTTTCATTCGGTACAGCGACAAATATGAAGTGATTTTGTCGGTCTTGAAATGCTACTAAAGATATTTTAGGAAACATCAGTAAACTCTAGCTGATAAGTTTCTTTCGAAATAAAATTCTACAATATCTACTATACTTTTAATATTATGTTTTTGTATAAATGAAAGAGCTGTACTTCTTTCAGGAAACATTGTCAAACTACAAAGATCTTGTATATGCTCTAGTCTAATCCATTTAAGCTCACCATCAAATCTGAGTCCTACATCTTTGTCCGATTCTTTAGATATGTAATAAACTTTTTCTTTATTCATAATTAAAAGCCCCTCCACGAGGGAGGGGCAGTTGAGAATTACTTAGCCTTTTCAGCTTCGGGCGTTTCACCTTTAGCAGCTTCAGCAGCTGCCTTTTCAGCAGCCTTCTTGGCACGATAAGCGGCCAGAGCTTCCGTAGCAGCAGGATTAACTTCACGCTTCGGCTTACCTGCTTCGTACGAATTCAGGATAGCTTCACGATTGGCGACAATCCAATCAGCCAGTTGCTCATTACCTTCGGTAGAGGCAACCAGTGAACGACGAGCAGCTTCACGCTTCTCAGCTTCGTCCATGCGCTTAACGCCAGGCCAACGGAAAGAATCCTTGACAGCGCCAGCATTTTCAGAAATGAAAGCGAGTTTCGGATCATTCAAGCTGACCAGATGTTCCAAAGCCTTCTCAAGCTTCTTGCGCTCAGCCTTAGTAACACGCCGGATAGTACCGACTTCAAAGGCAACTTCAACGGACTCTTGATTCTCCAGAAGCCATTCAACAAGATCTTTATTGACTCCGTCGATCTTACTGAGTTCAGCAGTGATCAGTGGACGACGGATATACTGCATCGCCTCTTCACGAGTGCCAAACTCCTTACCATCCGGAGCCTTATAAACTTGTTGGATACCTTGAACTTCAGCCATGTTTCTTTCTCTCTCAAAAAGATATACCAATGAAACGCATTGGAACGGTTGTACAACCCTAGAAGGGTTAATTCAACAGCTTACACCGGCGAGAGCCAGTGTGCCGTCAGGAGTGCCCCAGGTTGGGCCAGAAGGGATGCGAGTGCAGGCGCCGGGCACCCCGGAGTGGGGTAGTCATGCCGGCCGAGCCGGGGGCGCCTCGGGCCGCTTTCAAGTACTTATTTCTTAGTTTTTAATTTTAAGGTTTTTTAGTTCTTAGTTTCAGTTCAGTTGCCCATTCCAGAGGTATTACCTTTTTCGCTACCGAGTATCTTTCGATTGCCTCAATAATATCAAACACTCTTTTTCGATTTGTGATCTCACTATATAGCTCTTCCGGGATAAGACCGATAGGAGGCTTTTCGTTGATTTCTATGAAATTGGCCATATTTAAAATTTAGCTAGTGGATGATCTCTGTCTACTCTAAATCCAGAGGCATGTTTGTGACCGTTACCTCCATACTCTTGAGCAATTTTAGCAACATCTAGACCCTCCGGGTGTGAACGTAGACTGAAGACTCTACCATGAACAGTATCATAGTAAGTCGCGCCAAATGGATGATCTTTAGAGATAATATTTCCAATATCAGAAGCAAACTGCGGTGGAGCATTTACAACTGGCACAGTAAAAGAGCCAATAACAGTCCCTCTCAAAGCAGATTCGATAATTTGCTCTTGAATTCCTTTCGTCATTGCTAATAGTTCGCTACCAGCTAGATAAGTATGATCGATTAACTCTGAGGCAGTAAACGAGAACAGATATTGCCAGTCTTTTACAGTTTTAGGTCTGTTCTGGAGGAATGCGTTAACTTTATGGGAGTGTGGCAATTCAAATTTCCACAAGTCTCTATCTTCTACATAACGCAAGACAGCTGGAGCCGGCTTATTGCCGTTTATGTATTTCCATGCTAAAACTGCTCCACTGTTATTTACAGAAGAATGTTTTGAGTCTGTCACTAGACGCTTTACAGACTCAAGGGGAGCTTCATGATGATCAATCAGAATTGTAGTTACATTGTTTTCATTTAAGGATTCTTGGTATTTAGGCGGAAAGCTGAAATCAACTAGATAGAGTGTCCTACCTACCAGTTCTGAAGGATCTGGATAAGGCCTACCATATTGTGCAGGTAGATATTGTACATGTTCACCAAACTTCAAGAAGAAGCACAACATTGCCGCAAATCCGTCGACACATTTGTCATGGTATACTACAACAGCTTTTGCAGAATAGGGTGTGTAAGTGTTCATTTATTCTCCGTACTTTAGTTCAAATTTGTAGCGTAGCTCATATTCAATTCTATCAATCATTTCTTTGTTGAATATCTCAGGCATTTGCAAATTAATTTTATCTAATGCAATAAACATTAGATTTACTAAATAAATAGATGTCATTGAGCCTTCTTTAGACTCATTCATAACGCTTTCCACAAACTCTGAGTTTGACAGCCGTCTAGCAGAATTTCTCTCGATATTTGCGTCTTTGATAAGTCTATACCAATCAGAATGAACAATGCAATTTTGCGGTAGTGAAAAGAACATAGGTGCAATGTCTGCATCGTTATAGCCTGCTAGGCCACATCCAATCTTTACAATTTCGAACTCATCTTTTGGATGTTCTTTTGCAAACTTTATAAAAGCCCTTACATATTTAAATATCTCAATTTTACTTAGAGTTTTGAGATTACTATCTTTAGTAGGAATGGCATAAGAAGAGCCCGAAGGCCCTTCCCCAATCCCATTTTTAGCACCATGATGCAGTAAAGCTTCCAATGCCGAACCAGCACCGTGATAGCCAGCTTCATTGCTACCAAATACAAAGTATATCATACGATATCCCATTCAAACAAGGCATCTAAGCCCTTTTGGTGAAAAGTCTGATAGGTCCATGTATTGTCTGCAGTTCTTACGTAATCATCATAAGTCTGCAGGACTTCATCCATCATATAGTTTGCTAGACCCTTAGCTCTTACAAACTCTCTGACTCTATCTTTGTCTTGAAGCCAATTAGGATTTGTCAAAACTTAATACTTGCAAGCAAGTCCTCATTGCTGTTGATTTTCCTTTTCAAAGTAATAGAGATTTCATAATCTTGGAAGATCTCTTTGTCACCAGTAATTTCAAGGCAGAAATCTCTACCAACACCAAGAATAACTTCCCTAACTACTTGAGTATTGTATTCTCTGTGCAGTGGAGGTGGTACAGCATCTCCTTTTTCAATTTGAAATGTTTGTGTGATTTGAGCATTCGAATTAATTTTCATAAATCTTTTTCCTTTCAGCTTGATGGCGACGCATTGCTACGATAGCGGATTTATACATGCTTACGTCACTCTTAGCTAATTCATACGTCTGAATAGCTTTAACGTAACGTTTTTCTAATTCTTTCAGATCACTTTCAATAATGCTATCTACTGTGATCTTACCAAATTTACTCGAAAATTTGGTCAACCAATTGGGCCAAGTAATTTTCATCGACTTTTCCTTCTTTAGAATTAATGGCGGAAATAAGTTGGTGCATATACGCTTGATCTACACCGATGAGCTGGTCTTGCAAGATTTTCTTATCTGATAAATCGAGTTTTGAAACTTGGTACACCATTTTCAATAACTGACCAGCAGAAATTCTCCAACCTCTAGAAATGAATTTTCTAATTCTGAAAATAGAACATACAGGGTACAAAGAACCATTATAAATCAGGTTTCTGGTTAACACAGACTCAAGCATCTCTGCGCTAGCTACGATCTTGTTCGTGGAGTAGTCATAGTACATCATGCAATGGAGAAAATCGAAGTTCTCATGAACTTCTGAAGGACTGCCATAAAACCTAATAATCAGTTGTACTTTGTCTGAAAGTGTGATTGCATTCTCAGTTAAACAAACAGGTCTAAATGGTGTTTTATTTGTTTTAGGTTGATCTTTCATGTTAACTAAATCAACTGTCTGTTGAGTCAATTTAACAGGATCAGTCTCATTAGGGTCAACTCCAGCTACGGCAGATTCAATAAAAGCTGCAGCAGCTTCTGATGGTCTAGATTCAAAGTAATCGTATGTTGTTTGCTCTTCTCCTGCAATACCTGCAGACTTCATATAAATAATAATACGTCTTTCTGAAGAACCTTTGCAGTTGATACGATTCTCTTCTTTAACAACAGGAGCATAAGGAGTTACGCCTGGTTTTACAAGAAGCATATTAAGAGTATTAAAAGTCTTTACATAGTACTCTGCAATCTCTTTTGCAAATTCATAGCTCTTGAAGTACACATCAAAATCATTAACTTTTGAGCCTGTCAACATTGATGTGATACAGCCGCCACTAACAAATGCATTTTTACAAAAGTTAGATTTAAGATTATCATCTTTAATTGACTCAGCAATTGATTCGAGCTTAGCTCTAATAATTCTCTTGATGGTACTGAATTTCATTCCATTAGAAATATTTTCCATATAACCTCACATATCAATCTTATTTCTAAAACCTATAGCACGAGCTTGTCTTGGCAGATCTTTCTCACCATACTCGAAATATCTAAATTTCAAGTATTCGCCTAAGGCAACTTCTTTATTCTTGAAGATACGATACCTTTCATCATGATTGAAAGCCCCAGGACCGACTTTGACTATCCCATACCCAGGAGTGTCCACCATAAAACCACCAAGAGTACCAGCAGCCACTTTACCCAGCTTGGAAGTTGATCTCGATGTGAGCCCGAGTTCGTTTGTCTTTGCTTCGTTTGTGTTCGTTGATGCTTCGTATACATCTACAATAATACCTTCTGTGTCTTTAAAACGCTTCAGTTTCTTAATAATATCGTCAAGCCACGTAGCTCTGTTTTCCTTGTAACGACCTAAAGGATTTCTTAGCATCACTCCCTCATAACCTCTTTCAAGAAAGTATTTCTCAATGCTAAATAATTCATCTAGGTTATTAGCTACTTGGTAAGGCACAAGTTCTACATAATTGCTATTGATAGCTTTTACTTCATTTATGAGCTTCTCCAAACGTTTTTCGTAAGGTGTTTTCAAGTCACACGCAAACCAGTCAAAAGCATATAACCTTATATTGCCTTCTTTTGCATAAGACATTACATGACTTTGGGTTCTGTTATATGTAGTCTCTTCATTAGGCTCGCCCTCTACAAGCTCTCCATCAAGACCTAGAAATTCTCCAATCTCTGCTTGAACTTGCGCAGACGGAAGCATTTTCATAGTACGTGAAAGAACACCTGCTCTGGTAACTACACCACGAATCCCATCAATTTTTGGTGATACTATAGAGGGAAACGTCAGCTCTCTGAAAAAGTCTTTGTACGAAAGAGGGTCTTCTCTTGGTGCTAACATTGGCCTCTTTATCATTAGTTATCCTCTACTTTAATTGCTAGCTCTTCAACGATCTCTTTTCGAAAAGCTTCTAGTACTTTAGATTGTGTATTGAATAGCATATACACAGGTGTTGACATAGCCAACCCTGACATAGTCACTTTTCCATCAAATACCATCGATGTCACTGAAGGTACAGAAGCTACTTTGTATAGTATGCTATCAAAAGAGATAAGGTCATGTAAGTTAAACTTATCCGCCATAATCTTCGTCTGTTCCAAAGCCGGCTGACGTGAGAGCCGATTGATGATCCCCATCCATTCCATCTTCTCCTGGCCCTTCATTATTTACTCCTATATTTTCTTCAATCACATTAATTAATTCTTGAATCAGTGCAGGGTCTTCATTCCATTCAGGGAAAAATGCACTGATAAGACTAGAAAGCGCTGTTTCGATTGATTCCATATTACCTCAATTTAAAAGGGCCATTAAGGCCCTTTATTAATATTATCGAAATAATTCATTAATGTTTTAGCACACCTGTTATAATCACTTATATGCATGTTCATTACTTCGTTAAGTGTGAACAATGAATTGTTTTTATAACAGCATAACGTGATCATCACTGCAGCAGCCATCTCTGGTGGAGGTGATTTAATTGATAGAGCTATCACTGTGCTTACATTCGGTTCAACAGTTTCAATAGAATTTCCAGATTTATCTATGAAAGCTAATATTACTTTTCTGTCTACTTCTACTTCCTCAACGGATTGGACAATGCCCTGTCGCACACTCGTCGGAAGAATCAAAGTCAGCCGTTGAAACATTTTCGATGATTTTAGTTTCTCTAACAAGTCTGTCATATTCTTCCTTAGAAATTTCTTCATAGGGTGCTTGATCAAAACCGTGATCTTGATGCAAAAGAAAAGACAAAGTTTTGAAATTATACTTATAATACTTTTTCAAGTATTCTTTGATCTCAGGCAATTCTTCTGGTCTGTAGTAAATAGTACAGGACACGCTATTATCAGACCAATGTTTCTGCATATCTCTGACAAGTTCCATTTGCTTAATGGCTGTCATATCTTTTGCAAGAACAGCATTTTCTGGGTAGGCAAATGGAAAAGTAACTACAACAGTACCGTAATCTTCTGTTTTATCAATATTTCTAGCATATTCAATAGGGTATCCGTGCTTTCTGCAAATCTCTACAAGAGGGTTGTCTGCAGCAATACGAATTCTACGATACATATATCTAGCGTATCCCGGATGAATTCCAGGAAGCACGCCAGGTAAAAGACTTAAAGTACCTGACGGCTTTACTGTTGTGAGTTTGATAGATGGATTCAGGTCATTTTCTTCAGAGTATGCTTTATCAAGTTCTCTCAAAAATTCATATCCCTCACTACGCCAACTAAGCTGTTCTGGGGTACATTGCAGGATACCTGTAAGACCAATACCCATTCGCATATTCTTCTCTACAATTGCTGTAGTCTCAGGATGATGTGATTTAAGTGTCAAAGAGTGTTTGCAAATACGATACAAAAGCTCTAATACGTCAAAGAATTCTCCTTTTGATTGGATATTTGGGAGAAATACTTCTGCAAGACAGCATGTTTCATATGGTGCAAGGCTTTGTTCAGCACAAGGATTGAATCCCTCAACTTCAGGATCTGGGTATTGAGTCTCACCAAGTCTTCCAACGCTCTTTGCAAGTTCGAGATTGATGAGCCCATACGGCTCTCCTCTACCTTCGTAACCTTGCCAGAAGTAATCATGTAATTCATTTAAGTCGTTACAAACGACACTATTGTTGGACATACCACGCCATTTAGGAAGTACGCCCATATCCCAACGCTTTGCTAACAAGAACTCTACATCATCCGGATCACCAATAGCAATCTGAGCTGACCTACGAACATTTCCCGCTACAATTATGTAGCCAATAATATTCATAATATCAAGAGCATCAACAGGACGAATCTGTTTTCCAGCTCTCTTTATTAAAATCTCGCTAATAGATTGGATACCCCATACAAGATCTTCAGGACCAGAAGCTACTCCACCAAAACCTTTTATTGGTTTTCCTTTGCCTCTAATGACTTGAGTTGAATAAGTAAAAGTACCTTTTTCAGGTGAGTCTGATAGGAAAGCAGCCTTTAATGTTTTACCTAAAAGTTTTACCCAGCCTTCCAAAGAGTCAGGTACAATAAAATCAGCTCCGCCGTCATCAAATCTAGTAGGTGCTTTGAACCAGTCTTTTACGGGAGGAATCTTATTAATATGTTTTCTCTGGATATTATAGCCTACACCTGAGCCCAGACCAAGCATGTCCATAGCCCAGCAGAAAGGCCTAATAGGGTTATCCACTACAGTAAAGGCACAATTTTGTAATGAAGACAATCCTCTTCGCTTTACAGTATGCGTACCTAATTGCCACAAGAAGCGTCCTGCCACAGAGCCTTTGAGAGCTAATTGGTATTCTGCATAACGCTCTTCTTCTTCTTCAGTGAAACCTACATTTAACTGTTCTCTAAGAGCATTCACAATTCTATTTACAGTATCGGTATATTCTTCTTTCTCACCATTTGGCATCTCTCTCGCGTAAGTGCGCTTATAAGTCAGATAGCCAACTGTCGACCACGGTGTTGTTACTTCTATCATATGTTACTCAAAACTTCCTGCAAACCTTTCATCACTGCTTGAGTACATTCTTCCAGTATTGTAATCGTATATTGCAGACGGCACATCACCGGTCAAACCTGTGTATCTGCATTTCAATACTCTTATATTAATAGTGTTTCTTATCAACTCATCTTCCGCTATCAAATTTCTAGCGAAAGCTATAATGTCAAAAGAAATCTGTTTAATAGAACCGGAACCTCGGATATCATCGAGGCTGGCCATCTGTCCCTCTTCAAAAGCTTTCTTGCCGACAGGTGTCTTTCTAAGGTGCGCAATGATACCAATATAAGGATTATGCTTTTTGGCAACACGTAACAGATCGTTCATCATCTTGTCTTGCGCTTCGTTGCCAGTTAAGTTTTCCACACCTTCGGAAACTAGAATAGTAATATGGTCAATAAATATATACTTGCATCCAGAAAGACACATGTACTCTAATTTTTCTATTAGAGATTCGTCAGCTGTTGGGCCATCATGGTCTAACAACATAACACGATCTCCACCAAACACTTGGTCGAAACCTACTTTTAATTCTTCCAAAGGAATTTCTTCTTTAGCTGGGTTTCGGTGTAATACCATACCAGATAACTTTCTTGCTGTCTCAGGTGGAGCTTCCTCGAAACTCATTATACCAACTTTGTCTTCCGTAGTCTCCAATATGTGTAGTATGATTTCTCTAAATAACGTAGATTTACCACTCCCAGTGCCTGAAGTGAATAGTACAATCTCTCCTTCTCGCATGCCTTTCGTTTTTTCAGTAACACCACTGATGCAAGGAGGGTAGGGTACAGATATTTTATTATTAAACTCAATGAGAGATTCCCAAAGAGCTTCCTTTGTGATAATGCCTGAAGGTATAGGCTTAGCAGCTTCAAATATGCATTGCATTAAAGCTTCTGAGCCCTTTTTAAGCATTACTTCATTAGCATCTTTAAAAGGTAGTTTGGTAAGTTTTACCTTGTCTAAGCCAATGATACGTACAGCATCTTTTTTCGCTTGTTCACCTGCTTCATCTTCATCAAAGCAAATAATTACTTCTTTGAATGATCTTATCCATTCTCTATTTTCCAGTAGACTCTTATTAGCGATTGCTGCGCTGCTTAACGCAACAACCGGATATATTTTACCATATTTAGAATAACTAGACTGCGCCACACTTAATGCGTCTATTTCACCTTCAGTGATGATGAGCCGTTTACCTTCTCCGGCAAACTTATCCTTACCAAATAATTCGGTAGAGAAATTAATCCAAGTAAAACTTTTTGGTAATGATCGCTCTTTAAAGGAGTCTTTTCCGTATGGATAATAGTGTTTTGCTATTTCTCCATTGTCATTGTATGCGACTTTCACACCAAAGAATTCGCATACTGCTTTCTCAATTTTTCTCTCTTGAAAGCCACGTACTGGAAGACTATTTATTTCGTTTACTTTCTTTGAATAATCATAAGACTTAGCAGTCGGTAGCTCTGAATATTCTTCTGCTTTCACGTTAGCATCCTCAGCTGATTTTGGAAAAAACTCCCTACAAGAGAAACAAAAGGAAGTCCCATCTTCATACAACTGTCTTGCGTCAGAAGAGCCACAATCAGGATTCAAGCACGCTAAATTCTTCTTAACTATTTTTCCCATTAACCCTCCCCATAAGCGAATCGAGTCGCTTAATATGTCTTTTAGAAATAGGTTCCTTTACTTTCCAAGAAACAGCTTCAATTCTCTTATTATAAATCAACACTGTAGTAGGAGCTTCTACCTTACATAGAGTCCAAGTTTCAGCATACGACAGTGTACCTTTGGTATTGTATTGTTCCAAACAAATAAACTCAAATTCTTCCAAAGGTCTCGTTTTCCAAACATCCTTCATTGTTTTTGAAGATGTTAAGTAAGTCTTCCAGTCAGATTCCTTACCATAGCTCTTGGTGCCACCCATTTTGTAAAGCTTTTTACCGAAGTATACTCTATTCAAAACAGTATCGAAAACTGCATATATAAATCCTACGCCTTTTCCCATTTCTTCCGGGAAGGACCATCTTCCGTTTCCTCCACTAGATACTCGTTCTTTTTGTGGAGATTTTTCTACATGTGGTACTACGCCTTTAAATTCCATTTAGTTCTCTCAGCACTGGCCACTCGGAAGCTCTGAAATAGTCTTCTGGGTCTTTTTGCAGATGTATCATTTTAGCGTTTGATAAAAGCATATCATACCACTTATCACCGTATGCAATCATATATTGATTAACCACTGCTTCCTGGCATTCTGCTTCTGTTAATCCTTCTTTAATAATTTTTTCAGCTTTTACTGGTCCTAATCTAGGTATTCCTGGGATATTGTCTGTAGAGTCGCCTCTCAGAATTTGTCGATAATAATGACGCATAGCAACATCTTCTGGTACATCAATCATCATTTCTTTGTGCATTAAGTATAATTTCCCCGGAATACATTGCAAGTCTTTGTCAATAGTAACTATAATATACTCGTCGCCTGCTGCTCTAGCCTGTTCCGCCCAAATTCGCATAAGATCATCTGCTTCGCGACCGTCTGCTTCTATAGCGTAACCTTCCATAATTGCTAGTTTGCGAATTACAGGAACAAATTCATTTCTTTTAGTAGGATCAGCATGTCTGTTAATCTTATATTCTGGATTCAATAAATTTCTATAATTGTTATCACCTTTCACTGCCATTAGAAAATCAGTACAGTAAAGCTTATCTACTATAGTTCTTACTTCTCTTTTAAAATTATTCCAAGCCTTTTCAAGAAACATTCTATCAATTTCTTTAGGAAATACAATAGGTTTTGGTTTTCCTTCTTCATCTAATTCAATTATTAACTTGTCATTTTTCAATATATTTGCTTGTTTAACTCTTTCTTCCCACATGTGATAACAAGCTCTATATGCAAACACATCACCGTCTAATATTGCTAAGGTCATTCAACCACCTCGGAATCTTCCTATTTGTATAAGTTACTATTTCCATTTTCTTTAACCTATTTTTGTAGTATCTCTGGTATGCAAATACCGTATCCATATGCTTATATATTTCATCCATTATCATCACAAATCTAAATCTTCCTACAGGCAATTTCCTTAGAGGTCTCTCGTAAGCATATATTATGTCTCTTCTATTATTAGTGATTATATTAGATTTCTCACAGAGTAATATCACTTCTTTCAAATAATCAATTAACCAGTAGTATTGATCAATATTTGCAGCTGCCCACTTTATGCAAGGGTGGTCTTTTTTCATATTGTATGGACCACCATTTACTGCATTTACAATCGACACTCCTGACTGCAGAGCATATTTTAGATCTTCATCGCATAAACACCTCGCAGCTTCTATAGGGTTATGGTCTAATGCAAATACGTTCATTTCTGCATTGCTTCAAATACTTTGATTGAATTTGTCAAATCAGCAACTATTTCTTTGTATGTAATATCTTTCCTAAGATTGTCAAGGTGCTCATATCCTATAACTTTTACTATAGAGTAAAAGTCTCCCGCAGGTACTAACAGAATTGAGCCCTTATCAGGCCTACTGCCTTTGCAAATGTAAGTATATGCCTTAGCGGACCAGGCTCCATTTGCACGATCTTTAAATACAGCTTTAATTGCGTACATATTAATGAGTATCGAACCAGTTATTACCAATCCTAGCATCACCATCCATGATCATTACTCCGAATAGTTTAGGTCCTTCCTTGAAAGCTGATTTACCTAGCAAGGCGGCTTCCTCAGCGTATTCTTTAGGAACTCTAAACTGAACTTCATCATGCATGAAGATACTAGGCCTGAACGGAATATTTCTAGCTTTTAAATCTTTCATCAGATACATGACTGCAGCGGCACAAGTAGCTTTTTCAAGTGCTTGTAAAAGATAAACAAGTAGTTTGTGGTAAGAATCCACATACAACTTTTGTCCAGCAATCCCTCTTATGAACCCTTTGCCAGTTCTCAATTTATTTTTAGAGAAAGCACCTTCCAAATCTTTAATTAATTTTTCAAACCCTGGGACTGCTTCAGTGAACCCATTCTTAAACTTTTTACCTTTGTTATCATTTACAGTATTAAATATGTAGCTCCATAGTTTTCCACCAGAAGCTCCGAACAAGAAAGCGTAAAGAATTCTTTTTGCAACAGATCTTTTACGTTTTGGTATTTCTTCAAGAGCAATACCATGCTGTAGCAAATAATCTGACCAAACAATTCCTAAGACTTCATCCAATACTTTGTCTATCATCTCGGCATTGAATGTATGAATATCACCATTAAGTAGTGTATCAGTGAAGGCTTCATTGTTTAGATAATGTGCAAGACCTCTGGCTTGATTTCCAGATGAATCACATCCAATTAACACCCACCCCTCCTCTGCTCCGAATAAGGCTCTCATCTCCTTACCCCATGCAGAATCAGTAGAGGGTACATTCACAATAATTTTGTGCCTGGCTCGCATAGAAGGCGTTCCGATAGGAAAACACGAACCATGCAAGCTTCCATTTCTACATTCTTTAATCCAAGTCTCTAGAATACCAAGTCTTGATTTAGCTGTTAAGAAATCTACATATAGCTTACCATCGCCTCCCAGAAACTCCAAGCTATCTTCAGTAATCTTTGGGGAAGTCTTTATTCTCTTTCCGTCTTCAAATTTGTAGTTCCACTCTGTAGGCTCCCAGCCGTTACGGTATAGAAATACTTTAACGTCAGCAACTGAGTCTAGACTCAGTGGCACAAACTCAACCCTGCAGTATGGCCCTTGAACTAGCCGTTCTTCGCCTTCATAACCCGAACATGGATCAATGTTGAACCATCTGGAAGTATGAACATCATAAAACCCATGTTTAGTCCATTTAGGTCTCTTTTCTTCTACAATACCTTTTACTTTGTCAACAGCTACTGTTTTAGTACCTAGTTTAGCACTAAGTGCTTTATAGGCCACATTTAAATCCTGCTTTAGCTGTTCTCTTAGTTTCTCGGCTTCTTTTTCATTGAAAGGCCACCCATAGAATTCCGCTAGAGCACACCATTCTGCAACTGCATGTTCTACATCCAAATAGTCGATAATTTTCTTATTTTTACTGATGTGCTCTTTTAACTCTTCTTTCAAAACACCGTAGACTTCTTTATTTAGGGTTACGTCGCCCCTACATCTGATTTTCATTTCTTCAGTAAGGGCTGACCAGTCCTCATGCTCTACCTTTGGAATTCCTAAAAACTCACCCCAAGCTTCCAGAGAATGCCTGCCGTTGAATCTGTTAAAATCTAGTACTTGAGAAAGAATCAAAGTGTCTACAATTAGAGTAGAAGGATCTAGTTCAAAGTTGAAAAGTTTCAATAACATTTTCAAATCGAAACCAATAATGTTATGCCCAGCTATTTTCTTGGGTTTCTTTCCCTCTGGCTTCAATCGTTTTTTCCACGACAAATCACCGTGATAGTATTCTTCAGTTTCTCCTGTATCTAAATCAGTTAGCACTATGATCCACATCTTAGTGCAAGTATCTAACAGCCCATCAGTCTCCGCGTCAAATAGAATATTTTCCCACATTAGACCTCCAGAATCTTATCTACATCTGAAGCTTTAATAGGTTTACTACCATTTTTTATAAATGCACAAAGGTATTTCAGGTACCAGAGACCTTTCATGTACTCCTGTAAAGTATCGTCTTTTCGGCCTGCTCTATCGAAGTATTTAATACCGAGTGTTTTTATTAGAAGTTCTGCCGCCTCAGGGTTAGCAATAAATTCAGGCTGTCTAATTTTTACATCAATCCAGTCATAATCATCAATAAACTTTTTATGATGCTTAGGGTTAATAGCCTTAGAGATATCCTTAATTTTTGATGAGTCTTCAATTTTCCAATGACCCCTTTCAAACATATCTCTCAAATTGTTCAACGCTGATAGTGAGCGAATATCATATTCTTGATTTTTCGACACATTAGTAGCGGCAATCTTATTTACAGAGAAACTGGTGTCGTCGTTAAACAGCTTTTCTAGGCATTTTTCGAACTCAACGAATTCATTGAATTCTAAATCGAGATCGTAGTCAGGATGTGACGACCTGGTTCTTACAATAAATTTCCAATCGGACATACTTTCCTCTCAATTTTGAGGGGTGCTTTTTAGGCACCCCTCATACTCAACAGAGATTAATATTTACTTACATCAGAAGCATCAGACGAGGCTTCATTATCGTCATCGTCTTCACCTTCCGGCACGATAACTTCAGTATCAACTTCTTCAAAATCAGGTTCGCGAGGCTTACGCTTCAGAACAATATGCTTAGTCAGCTGAATGCCCATCAGAACACTAGCCACACCTTGACCACCACCGGTCTTTGGATAGTTGTATTGGAAGACGCGTACATTGCCAACAGAACCATTATGAATGGTCATTGGGTCAACATCATTGCCTTTACCGTCAACAACTTGAACAAAAGATGCATCAGTGCCATCTTTCTTTTTAATTTTCTTCTTGAGATTCACCCGAGAGTAAGGGCTACCTTCCGGGGGAATAACATCCTTTACAGGAAGATTCAAAGCTTTCCATTCCTTCTTTTGGGCAGGATCAGTTGTTCGAATCTGAACTTCCCAAGTAGGATTCTCTTTATCGTACTTCCGGTTCGGGTACTTAGGATGGATACGGGTATACCACAGTTCACAATTTTTCAAAACAGCCATGATTATCCATTAATTAAGTTAAACAAATCCCTGTTGAGGGTTAATTCAACAAGATTTAAACGTAACACTACAAAACTGTTAGTCTTCTTTCTCGCTTTAGTCTTCAAAAAATATGCTATTCCACTCTTCAGACGTTGAGCCTGTTAAGAGAAATTCTCTCTGCTCAGAAGTGAGATCAGGAAAAGCTTCTTGGATTAACATTCCAGATGCTTTCCAATTAGCTA